CGAATTTTATCAACTGTTTAAATATTTTTTCAGATAAGTCTTCTGGATTCTCATATTTAACTAGATTTACAACAGCACCACCTTGTTGTTTCTTATAAATACCTTGTTTCGTAGTTAATACTATACGACCATTCTTCGATTCATCAATTTCAATGTCAAGATCAAAATCAAGACTCAACACAGGATAAGCACATTTATAGATCATTCTTTTATTTTACTAATAGAAAAAAATAAATTTAATATATTATTCAAATACTCTTTTTACAGCCTTTCTTAATTTAGGTGCTTTTAATAGATTATTACACTTCCTAAAATCTACTACTTCCTTTAATCCGTAATCTAATTGCTTAGACATAGGTTTATCTTTATTTAAATCTTCTAAGAATTTATCAAACTTTTCTTTACCAATATCACTACTTAATTCATATAATACACTTTCCATTGTTCTAACTCCAGTTCCTTTAAAGTCTTTTATAAAAGCCTTCTTTTTAAGGTTTCTAACAAAGTCTCTATAAGCAGTAGCACCTTTTTGCATCTTCTCCTTTTGTATTGTTGTTAATTCACGTCCTCCACCGAGACCTACATGTTTAATTGGATCTTTCTTAGCAATATTTCTTTCACCTTCAAGTTTTGATTCTTGACTATAAGTAGGTTCTTTCTCAGCAAATTCTCTTTCATTTCCTAGTTTTACTTCAAAAGATGAAGTAATAGGATTATCTATAAGGTCAACACCTTTTTCAATCATATCATCTATTCCCTCTGCAATTTTATCAGCCCTTTCTTCTTCATAACTTGCTTCACCTTCAAAAGAGAAACTTTCTAACAGATCTTTTAGATCATCCTTCATTTCAGATACAGTCTTTTCAGCAATGACTGATCTTTCATATAACTTTTTGACAATATCGTAATCTTCAGACATATGGTTTATATTTAAGAAAAAATATATAAAATAAAATTTATAAATATTTACCAACCATCATATTAGTTAGTATTATTAAACCTTCATTTGAAAGGTCTTTGAACATTCTATAGAAGTTATCTTCGTCTAATTTTAATCTCATGAATAAACCACACCATCTTCCACATGTATAGGTATCCTTGTCTTGAAGTCTTTTATCTAAATATCTATAATTATACTGAGGATTTCTTAAGAATAAATCAGCCAGATAAGGAAAGTCTTGATGAGAAGCCTCAGCATATTCCTTTGGTAGAAACTTTATAGCATCATCTATAAATCTTCCAGTTGGATTGAAATAATATATAGTATTAATATCTTTATCTCGTACCAAACAACACCAATGTCCAATCATAGGTTGGCTTAAATAATTTAATAAACAGCAGTCATTTACGAATAAATCATCTATATTGTTATATTTAGGTACGTCATAGAATGGTACCATTTTTATATCATGTCCTACTAGTTCTACAACTTGACTAGTACTAAGAGGATAATCTCCTTGATCCATTTTTATATATAAACTAAACTTATTTTAATAAATAACATGTATTCTTACCCATTACATATTTAGGATATGTTTTATTCACCATACACCATCTAGATGGTATATTTAAGAAATTAGTAATTTGTTCCTTAGTAAATCCACAATATTGTTTTAAACAGTAAGATATAGAATTCTCATCTCCAGATCTAGGAAATAGTACTATTTTAGTAGATTCACATAGAAGTAATTTAGTCCTTTCTCTATCGCATATCATATGAGATGTACATATTGTAGTAATTGCATTGTGTCTTCCGATTTGTAGACATTGCCCACGTAATTTTCGTACTGCATCTCTAATTTGTCTATCTTGAATTACATCTATATCATCAAATATAACAGCACTATGGAAAAGATCATCTACTGTCCATTCATCTCCATCATCAAGCATTTCCTTAAAAGATTCATCAAGTGGAATTCTAACAAACTGTCTTTCATACTCTTCGTCATTCTTTAACTTCTTTATGTGTTTCTCATCTAATTCTTCAAGCCATTTAAACGCTTTATCAGTAGGAACTGCAGAGAATATAAATACTGGATTATCTGGATATATTTCCTTATACATCTTTAAGAATTGTGATATAAATGTGCTTTTACCAGAGTTAGATACACCAGCAACATAAATAACATCTCTAATATTGGCTTCTTGTTCACCTTCATCATCATTTGTCATTGCTGGTAGTGGTAGTAATTCACCATCATTTATTTCAAATAGTTTCCCCATTACATCATTCTCTTTCTTAATGGTACTTCTATCTAGTTGGGCTCTAGCAAGTTTAGTATTTACATCACTATGTTTCTTTTTCATATCTTCTCCACCTAACATATTAAATGGACTCTTCTTAGGAGTTGCTTCTTTAATTCTATTAAGTTCTTCTACTTCTTCGTCTGTAAGAAGTCCTAATAATTTACTTTTACCATCCTTTGGCTTAAATGTCTTCGATTTTATAATCTTGGCTATAGGTAATCCTTTCTCTAATGATAACATTTTATATACTTAAAAACAAAATAATTTTAATATTTTTCCAGATAATTCCAGATTTTACTTTTATTAAAAGGTTCTAGATAGAAAGATAAACCTTCCATTATTATATTATTTTTATTATTTTATCTTCTGTATAACTTAAACAAGTATGAGTGATTTAGATTATAATGTAGATTTTAGAAAAGAGTCTGATGATATAGTATATTTTGATGCTAGTATTACTAATCCATCAGATAAAGCTCAAATAATATCATTTTCTCAAACACGTCCTAGTAATATTGTAGATAAGGCTAATGATTATTATATGGCTGTTATTAGATTTAGTATACCTCATGATATTATTTCTATATTTAATTTTGATCAGGATGAGTATTTTGTATCAATAGGAGCCTCAGGTCCAGTACAATTACAATATGTATCAAGAGGTAATCCTTTCTCTAATTTCGATCCTAATTTTAGAGGTGTTTACACATTTCAACAGTTTTTGGATTCTCTTAACAATGCTCTAGCAACAGCACATACTGGATCAGGTCTAGGAGGTAATCCTCCAATGATGATATTAAATAATGACTTATCTTTCTCATTTATAGTAGATCAAACATATAATCCAGCGACAGATTTCATATTCTTTAATTATCCATTATATAAGTTCTTTCTTGGTATTGATGCTACTTTTATTGCTTTTAACGCTCCAAATGGTAGAGATTATAGTATAAATTACGGATTCTTATTTAATAATATAGGAACATATACTGCCCCATTAGCAGGTAATTATTATGAAATGAAACAGGAAACAAAGAGTCAATTCTTATTTAGTAATATAAAATATCTTCTTATAACTTCAAAGTCTATACCAGCCAATAAGGAATTAGTAGGTCTTTCAAATTTTATAAATAATGAAGAGATTCAAGCTATAAGTGATTTTATACCAATTCAGCAGGAATTTACTAATTATGATAGAACTCCATGGGTATATACTAGTGAAACACCTAGATTAATAGATTTACAATCAGATATACCTCTACGTAAGATAGATTTTCAAGTATTAATAGTAGATAAGGATGATAATTATGTTCCTCTTGGTATTGGACCTAATGAATCTGTTGATGTAAAATTTGCTTTTTATAAGAAATCACTTTATAATAATGAATATGATGGCTATTATGATCAAAAATACTCTAAACGTCCTACGGGATTAAAGAGATCAAAAAGATTATCTGATTATCATTATCCAAAATAGATTTATATTTATTTTTTTTCTTTTTAATATCATATTAAAACCAAATATGCTTGAACCACATAGATATGTTAAACAATATGATCCAGTTATTGACTTACTTGCTCCTACCAAAATTGTACTTGAAGAAGGAGCAACAGATATTACATTCACAAAATATCCTTCATCTTCAATTTCTACTAGTAATATTCAATTTAATAATATTAATCCACCAGATGCAGAAACAATCGTAGATAGAAAGATTTTTGTAAAAGCTAATTTTAGACTTACTTTTACTGGTACTGGAGTTGCTGCAGGAGATTATTTACTAGGTACTAATGGTATCAATGTAGTAGGACAAGCAACAGATGCTTGGAAAGGAGGATTATCAGATGGACAAGATGCTTTAAGAGCCTTTCCATTGACTCAAATTTTAGACTCACTTAAAGTTAAACTTAATACTCAAACATTTACACAAAATCTTAACCAATATATTGAACCAGTCATGAGATATTCAAATGGTAGAGATGTTTCAGAAGAAGATTGGTCTATGACACCTACAATGCAAGATTGTTATCAACAATATTCAGATTTTACAGAATATGGATCTGCTAGAAATGCTTTAGGTAATTTCGGTGAAAATGGTTATAGAACTCCTCGTGGAGGTTTCTCACAATGTACAGTAGTAGATCAATATCTTACTGGAAACCCCTCAGGTACTGCTTCTACAGGTGTTAATGACACAATGATTGCCATTGTTGATTGTAGTCTCTGTGAACCTCTCTTTATTTCACCACTTGCTTTTGGTAAACAACTTAGAAAGGGATTTATTGGAATTAATTCAATGATGGTCACCCTAAATATTGCCTCAGATTATCAAGATTATATCTGGTCTCATAATGAAGTTTCTTCAGGAAAGACTATTAATTCAATTATATTAAGTTATAATACAACTACAACTGGAATGACAGAAAGACCTGAAATTATGTTTACTTACTATACTCCTAGATTCACACAAGAAATTCCAAGAGATAATCTCTATCAATACCATGATATTAATGATTATATTCTTCAAACTTCAGGAAGTTTATCAGCAGGATCAGAACAAACCTATACAGTAAATAATATTCAATTAGACTCTGTACCTAAAAGAGTATTTATATACTTAAAGAAATCTGAACAAACTAAGACATTTAATGACACAGATACATATGCTAGAATTAAAGCAATTAATCTTACATTTGGTAATCAATCTGGGCTTCTCTCAGATGCTAATGAGAATCAATTATATGAATTATGTGTAAGAAATGGTCTTAAATCTAGTTGGTCTGATTGGACAAGACATACTGGATCAGTCTTATGTTTAGACTTCTCACGTCAAATTTCTCTAAATGAAAAAGTAATTGTAGGTAAAGAAGGATCTTATCAAATTCAATATAGAATTACAGTACAAAATCTATCAGATTTACCAGTACAATATGATATTCATACACTTGTTATTTCAGAAGGATATGTAAACATTATAGGACAATCATTAGATGTATCCTCTAGTTTAGGTTGTATTGATCTAGAATTATATAATTCTCCATTAATTCATAAAATTGATTATGAAGATTATGATATGTTCTTTGGTGCAGGTTTCGCTGATAAATTACGTAAATATGGAAAGAAAGCTTGGGACTTTACAAAATCTGCTGCTAAGAAATATGGTCCAGCAGCTGCAAACTTGGCACTATCTCAAATCCCTGAAGTAGGACCAGTATTAGGACAAATAGCACAACAAGGATTAGAAAAATTAGCCTCAGGTGAAATTACTGGAGCACAATATGATAAAATGTTAAAAGATGTACAAAAGGGTGCAGGAGTAATGGGTGGAATGGCTATGGGTGGAATGGCTATGGGTGGAGCACCAGCAAAAAGATCTGCTATGAGAAAGGTAGTTAAAAGAGGATAAATTTTAATTTTGAGTAAAATAATATAAAATACTTTTTTTTATATATTTTTATATTGATATTAAAACATGAGTCTTAATCAAATTATTCTAGATAAATACAAACCATGGTTAAATGCACGATTTAATAATATTGTAAATGATGGAACCTTTACTACTGAAAATACTATTATTAATAATAATCTTGCAGTACAGGGAGAATTAACAACTGTTGGGGATATTACTTGTGGACATGATATTTCTGCTTCAAATAATATATATGCTGGTAATAGATTATCTACTGATATTTTGCAAGTTGGAGGAGCTGCTGTTGGATTTAGATTAGTAGATTTTGGATCTGGTACTTTAGATTTTCTAGCAGCAGATAATGATTGTATAGGTTCTGATGTAAATGTACCATATAGATTTCTTAATTTTATAACAGAAAGTGGTAGTGATGAATTAGTAATAGTAAACTTCTTATTTAGTCAAGTTTCATTTATTTCAGGTAATCCAGCACTTTCTAGTAATTTATCTTCTACAATTGTTCCATTACCTATAAGACCTAATGGAAAAATAAATAAGATTATTAGAGTAGAAGAAGCAGGAGTATTTAGTTTTGGCACAATGGAATATGACCCAGTAAATGAAAAATTAAATATAGGAAAAGGTGCTGATACTGGTGCAATTACACCAACTGGTACAAGTCAAATTTTAGGACCAGTAGATGATTATTCTTTCATATTATCTCGATAAGATATATTAAAATATATTTTTTATCATATTATTATATAAAAGAATGTCATTAAATCAATTAATATTAAATAAATTTAAGCCATGGCTTAATATACGCGTAAATGATCTGACAGTAGATGGAATACTTAATATAAGTGATAGTGATATAACTCCAACTGATTTAAATTCTACAGGTACAATAGGATTTGTTTATGATAATGGAACTAATATAATAATAAAGACAATAGAATTATCAGATTTACAAAATATAGGAACAGGTGCTGGGAATGGTACATTTCTAAGATATGATTCAGGAGTAGTAAGTTTTGAGCCAGTACCTGCTGGTGGTGATAATATATATGATAATGATGGTACTTTAACATCTAATAGATCTCTTGATGGAAATACAAATAATCTTACATTTACTAATATAAATGTCCTTAGTTTATTATCAAATATAGCGTGCACTTTGCAAACACCAAGTCTTAGTCTAATTGGTACTACGGAAGTATTTTTATCAGGAGATAATCTTACATTTAATCCAGCACCTCCATTAGATGCTTCAATAACAAAGATTCTAGGAATTGATGGATCAGATAATTTAAAATATATTAATTATAGTTCTGTAATAGGTACTAATATATATGATAGTGATGGTACTTTAACATCTAATAGATCTCTTGATGGAAATACAAATAATCTTACATTTACTAATATAAATGCCCTTAGTTTATTATCTAATATATCTAGTACTATTCAAACGCCGAGTCTCAGTCTAATTGGTACTACGGAAGTATTTTTATCAGGAGATAATCTTACATTTAATCCAGCACCACCATTAGATGCTTCAATAACAAAGATTCTAGGAATTGACGGATCAGATAATTTAAAATATATTAATGCAGGGTCTATTTCAGATACTAGTATTTATACTAATGATGGATCTCTTACAGATACTAGAGTAGTAGATCAGAGTACTTATACCTTGGAATTTCAAGATGGTGATTTTACAGTGTCAAATGGATCAGGAGATACTGGTGTTATCTCTAAGACTGATTCAACTGCTCAAATAACTGTATTTCAAGGATCTAATCAAAATGAAGTAGTATGTAATCAAACAAATATGGATATAAGGAGTAGAAATGGTTCTAATGATGAAAGAATAAGACTTACTGCTGCTACTGGAACAGAGATTCAATCACAAAAAATTACTCTAACAAATACTCCAGCAGTAGATAATACACTTACTGAGATACTTGCGAGAGATTCAGGCACAGGGGAATTAAAATATAGAGATGTATCAACTATTGGAGGGGGTGGTTCTTCATTTGCTAGAAGAATAGTAGTGGCTCAAAGTGGAGGAGATTACGCGGATATTGGATCTGCTTTGACTGCGGCAAGTGCACTTACACCTACATTTAATGATAGAGTATTAATTCAAGTATATGCTGGAAATTATGATCTTGCTAGTGGAGAAACTCTTACAGTACCAGACTATGTTAGTATATTTGGATCAGATCAGACATACATTCAAAGATCATCTCCTAGCTCCGACCCATTGATAGTATTAGGTGCTTATTCTGTATTAAAAGGGATTATAATAAATCTAGGTAGTAATTCATCTTCTAGTGGAGTTGGATGTATTAATTTCTCAGGGGATAGATCTGGAATATTAAATTGTACTATGTATTCACTTAATCAAGTACAATGTTGTGTTTTAAACAATGCTAATCATTTCTTAATCCAAACCAGATTCTTAATGAGTCCTACTTCTGCTTTATTAACTAGAGCAGTGGAAGTTAATAGTGGTGTTGCTAGTGCAGAGAATATAATGTTTGATGCTTGTATATTTAGACAAACTAATGCGTTTATAACAAATTCATCTGGTATTATATGTGATGGTAATCTAGGAAGTTATCGTATAAATAATTGTGTATTTTTAAATCTTAGTACTGCAGCGAGTAGTGATGGTGCAATTAGATCAGCAGGTAATGGAGCAGTATCTATAGATTCATGTTTATTTAGATTTTGTGGAAGTGCTTTAATTATAGCACAGACTAATAATTTTGTCCATTCTTGTGATTTTATAGATAATACTATAGAAGATATACAAATTCAAACTGGTGCTATTGCCTATATATCAGATAGTACATTTAATCCATCTTTAGTTAATAATTCTGGTACTGCTAATATAGTTGGTTTAGATAATAAGACAAATACTGGCTATAATTTAAATTGTGATGAAGGAATTACTATGACGAATATCACTCAGGATAATACAAATGGAAAAATACTTGGTTTAGATTCAAATAATAAAGTAATATATAAAGATGGTGAAGGTTTATTTGATCCAAGAGGTTATTCTGGCTTTGTTGGTACTCCTAATCCATCTATACCTAATGCTATACCTACAGTACTAATATATGATCAATCTGGTGCTTCAGATGGACAATTTGATTATGGTGGTTATAATACAAGTACTGGTGTTTTTACTGTTCCTAAAAATGGTATATATAATGTTGATGCTAGTGCAGTGTGTTTATTTGATTCAGGGTCTTCTGGTACTCCAGTAGAGTATGCTTTACAGTTAGATGTAATGTTGGGAAGTAATCCAGCAAAGACTACAACATATAATAACTTCAAATCATATACTTCTTCTACTTTATATACATTAAATGTATCTTGTATGTTAGATTGTGTAATAGGAGAGGAAATATCCATTAGAATTACTATGGCTTCTTCAGGAGGTATGGTAGTTCAAGGAGATTCTACTACAGAAAAAAGTAGATTAGATATATTGAGATTAACACCAGTATAT